GCGTACAACTCGACCAGCAGGGTGCCGAAGTCCCCGGCCTCGCCCACGGTCTGCCAGTCGGGCATGATGCCCGAGGCCAGGCCCACCAACTGGGCACGGATCGAGGTGAAGTCCCGGCTGGTGTAGTCGAGGACCGCCTGATCCTTCAAGCTCTCGTCATCGAGCGTGATCAGCACGCCAACGTCACTCATGGGGTTCCTCCTGGGATCAGTTCGCCGGGGGTCATGCGAGCGTGCTCGTAGAAGAACGACGACCCAGCATCGAGAGGCACCGTCAGCGTCACGTCAGCCGCCAGCACGGACGGCTTGTAGACGATGTTGACGTAGAGCACGGTGGAATCGACAGGCGCCTGGACCTCGATGCTGCGCACGATGCAGCGAGGGACGAAGTCCTCCAGCCGCTTGCGGATGACGCCAGCAGCGTCGTTGCGCACAAGCTCGTCTCGGGGGTCGAACAGCGCCGCCTGGATGTCGCAGCCGTAGCGAGGGCGCATCACCCGCTCGCCCTGGTTGGTCATCAGGGCGTCGATCACCTGGCCGCGCACGATCTCCTCGTAGGTGGCCGAGACAGCCACGCCCTTGGAGTTGGTCAGTCGGAAGGGGAAGGAGATAGCTCTCATCACGATGTCCAGGAGGAGATCCAGCGATCTTCGTGGAGGGTGAGGTAAGGCCGAGATCGGGTCGGCTCCTCCATCTCCCAGAAGGGCTTGTAGTTGGCGTCCATAGGCGGGTAATCATCCGGGTTGGGGCGGGTGAGGAAGAGGATCGTCTGGAACGACTGGTTGTCGGCCTTGTGCCCGACCGTACGCACCAGCCACTTGCCGTCGTACTTGGAGTAGACGAAGGTCTCCTTCACGGTGACGATGTTCACGCACATCAACGGGAAGATGTCGGCGTCGCCCCACATGCGAGCGACAGCGGTCTGACCCCAGGAGTCGAGGCGCACGTCCATGCCGTCCATGTAGGCCTTGGCCTCGGGCTGGCTGTGCAGGACGGCGTCGGTCTCCTGGATGTAGCCCTTGAACTCCCCGGTCTGGACCAGCGTCTCCACCGAGGTGCCGTTGAAGTAGCCGACCTTGGCACCGAGGTTCTCCTTGGAAACCCCGGCGAACTCGGTGGCCGAGAACTCGATCAGGTGACGGTCGTCAGGCTCGGTGTTGTTGCTGCGCAGCGTGGCGTAGGGAGCCATCTCCCGGTACCACCGGTTGGGGTCGTGCAGCATGACCACGCCGTAGCGGGAGAACACCGACCAGCCGACGCGCTTGGCCAGCTTCAGCACCATCTCCCAGTCGCTCTCCTCGGTCTGGGCCAGCCCTGACCAGAGGAAGGAGTGGGGGTGACCCCCGAAGCCGAGGTCGTTGGCACGTACCAGTTCACCGGCCGCAGTGGTAACCGACTTGTCCAGCCAGAAGTGGGGCTTGCCTTCGAACATCATCTTCGTCGCCCCGAGCACGGTCAGCCCGAACGACAGCGACCCCTGCGACTTCTGCTCGTTGGTGATGTCGGTGATGTAGCCATGGAACAACTCGGTATGGGGTGGCACGCCGAAGTAGAACGAGAACGGCATGTCGAGCATGTCCTCGGTGTTCTCCATCGTGGACGAGACGCACGAGATGGTGGTGTGGTCGTGCTGGCCCTCGGCCAGGGACACCGAAATCTCGGTGACGGAGATGTCGAGTTCCTCGCCGTTGAGACGCGGCCCCCATACCGGGGTACGGCCTCGTGTGTTACGAGCACCACCGCCAGCAGCGGCATCGACCTGGGTCATCGACATCAGGTGAGCGGCACCCTGATCCGGTCCCCCGTCTGGAAGTCGAGGGGGTAGTACACCTGCGGGTTGAGCGTGGCCAGTTCGTGCCAGCGCCGGGGGTCATCGAAGAACTTGAAGGCGAGGAACTGCAACCCCTCGCCGTCCTTGACGTAGTAGTCGAAGGCGTCGGTCGTTGAACGACCTTCCACCTCGGTGGTCATGAGGTACAACGTGTCGCGGTACGCGCTGTGCAGGCGCAGTGAGGTACGCCCCTGCTCGCCGTCGAGCAGCGGGTAGCCGTACTGGTTGTAGCTGTGCGTCTTGGCGAAGCCGTGCTCGGCTGCCTGGTACCGAGAACCTTGCGCTATCACAGTCAGCCTCCTCCCCCGCTGCCAACGCCACCACTCCTGGAGGGGTGGGGACGGACGGCGCAGTTGTAGTTGACCGCCGCATCGTTGGAGAGCGTGGACTTGTAGATGTCCTTGGATGATGACCCGGCGTGCATCACGATGATGTCGTCGCCCTGGATCGACCAGATCATGCCAACGTGTCCGGTGGCGTGGCCGGGAGCGTTGATCCGCAGGAGGATGTCCCCCGCCGTGCAGTGCCTCTTGATCAGCCCGTGCTGGCCTTCGTTGTGCCGGGTGGGGAAGCCCCACAGGCGGCGACAGGTCGTGTTGCTGCTCTTGAAGCCCTCGTACATCGTCTGGGTGGCCGGGGCGTTGCCGTGGATCCCCTTGGTGATCTTGTCGTAGTCCTCGACCAGCTTCAGGTTGGGCTTGGGGTCGTCCCACACCGTCCAGCCGAGAGACCCCGACATCCCAAGCTCGGCGTAGCAGGCCCAGATGAAGCTGGAGCAGTCGCAGAACTGCCATAGCTCGTTGCGGTGGGGGATACCGCCGTATTGCAGGTGGTTGACCGGCTCGCCGCCGTCCTCCTGGATGTCGAGGAAGCCTGGCTGCTCTTCGAAGGCCCGTGCCCAGCCGTGCGACATCGCCTCCCGGTTGAGCCTGATGTAGCCCTCCTCGTCACCGGACGGGATGGGGTCGGTGATGGACGAATCGACAGGGGCGTCAGTGGGGTCGGCCTCACCGTCACCGTCGCCGCCACCCTCGTCACCCCCGGTGCCCTCGTTGCTCCCGGCATCGAAGGTGATGGGAACGTAGGCGAAGTTGTAGCGCACCGGCTCGGTGACCGGGAAGGGGATCGACTCCAGTGCTCGCACCGTCTCGGGCACGAAGGTGGTGATGTCGCGCTTCGGGCCGAAGTAGACGACACGCATCTGGAGGTTGATGCGCATGCGGGTCGGCACCATCTTGTGTGTGAAGCGCTCGTAGGTCACCGAGGCGTTGAGCGGGCGCCCCTGCACCGTCAACTCCGTGGAGAACACGACGGTGATGTCACGGGGGTTGACCATCATCACGCCGTTGTCGGGGAGGCTGTTGTTGGAGGTCGAGGGCTTGACGTTGCGGACCACGAGATCGAAGTAGTCCATGTCCACCATCACGCCGCGGTTGTCCTTCTCCATCGCCTCCTCCTGGCGGTCGAAGAAGATTTCGAAGTTGAAGTTGAGCATCGACGGCGGGGCGACGAGGTTGCCCGACTGGAACACGGTGTTGAAGGGGTCGAGCGCTCCTTGGTCGAGGTAGTTCATGTAGTCCCGGCTGATCTGCTCGGGGTTGTACATGAAGTAGAGCCGGGACATCGAGGCGTCGTCGTTGAGGGCGTACTCGGCGCGCCGGATGTAGCCACGCAGGATGTGGGGGGAGTTCAGCCCGCCCGTGACGTGGATCCCCTCCATCGTGGTGCCAGCCGTGCCCTTGGTGAAGGGCGGGTTGGTCTTCCACTGGTTGGAGTAGTCCATCCACTCATAGATCGTCTGCTGGTTCTGGGTGCTCGTGCCGGTGTCGGGGGTGGGGGTGACGACGGTCGCCGCCACCTGCGTGGAGACGCCCGTGCGCAGGTACGTCGGCCGCAGCGTGTTGGTCGCCATCAGTTGGACCTCTCCAAGCGCCTCTTCATCTCATCTTCCAGTTGGTTGGCGATCGTTGTCACAGTGCGACGGACGTCGAAGCCTCCTTGGCCACCACCGCCGCTGATGTTGAAGGTGTTGTTGAACATGATCGTTTGCCCGCTGTCGCTGGTCGCCACGGGCAGAGAGGGGTAGACCGAGGCGTCCATCGAGAAGGCAGCGGTGTCCACTGGCGACGGCTCGACGTCTCCGATCCAGCCCTTCGACTTCGCCAGGACCAGCCCAGCCTCGGCCGCGGCAGCCCCTCTGCTGGTACCGAAGAAGGGGTCACCGCCCTCCACCCATCCACTTGCGTCGGCACCCCACCCGCTGAGGTCGGAACCCATCTTGGACACGTAGCCCGCTGCTCGGGCGTTCTTGACCGGATCCCTCAGATCATCGGATGAACCAATGATTCCCTGCGACTTGAAGATGGCGTCCATCGAACCGTTCGGCTGGTTCTCACCAGCGTTGATCTGGAACAGACCACGGTCGCCCCAACGCCAGTCACCCATGTGGTGGTCAGAGCGTTGAGCACCTGGCTTCCACCGTGACTCGCGCCAGGCGATCTTGGTCAGGTCGTGGATCCCCTGGCTCCCGAAGCCCGCTGCCTTCAACGCCGCCGCTGTTGCCGCCGCCCGCTCCGTGTCGTTGTCAGAGTTGAAGAACGCCGCTGCTCCAGCGGGAAGGACGCCCGAGGTGTTCCTCCAACCGTCTGCTCCCCCGCCATCCTCCTCATCGCCCCACGAACCAGAGGAGCCACCACCACCGCCACCACCCACTGTGTTGGCGTTGAAGGTGTACGTGTTGTGGAACGCCCCGCCATAGGTGATGATGCCCTCCGGCCCAGCCGCCGCCTTGCGCAGGGCGGCGTACAGGTTGGGGTCGTAGGCGATGGACGACATGTCCTCGCCCGCCGTCCCACCCATACCGAAGGTACCGAGGAACAGGCTGAGCAGAGCGGGCACGAGCGAGCCGATGCCCTCGATCGCCTGCTGCTTGGTGAAGCCCTCCTTGAACATGTCGAACAGGGAGCCGAGGCCGGTCGCAGAGCCTCCCACCGTGGTGGTGTCAGTCGTCGTCACGGCCGGGGCCGGGTCACCGATGTGACCTCCCACGTCTCCGATGCCGGGGAGTCCGACGTGCCACGGCTCGCCGTGATCGAGGCCCGAGCGCAAGCCGTACTTGGAGGCGTTGGCAGCGATCCACTTGTACTGGCTGGGCGGGCCGAGATCGGCAGCCAAACCACGGGTATGGGCCGATGGCTTACCCGATACCCCGGTATTCCCAGCGGCCCGCAGGCGCCGCTGCTGCACCGTGTCCCGCAGCCCCGAGGTGACCGAGACCCTGGGGTTGTCGCCCATCATCCGCTCCACACCACGGCGCACCGTGGGGTGCAGGCCAGCGGTGGAGGTGGTGCCGCGCTTGGTCCAGGCGCCGCCGACGTCCCCGATGTCGCCCACGTCGCTGATGCCGAGGAGGTTCTGCAACCAGTCGGGCAAGTCTTCGGTGCTCCGCCCCTGGGTCAGTCCAGTGATCAGGTCGTTGATACCGGCAGCGTTGGGGTTGGCCCCGAAGCCCTGGAGCATCAACTGGGTCTGGTCAGCGTTGCCCAGTGCTCCAGTGGGGAGGCCACCAGCGAACAGTTGCTGGAACAGGCCAGCGTTGAGGTCGGGCAGACCGGAGACGCCGTACCCGATGTATCCACCGATGGCGGCGCCCACCGTGCCCGAGCGCTCCAGGAACGTCATCAGCAGTTCCTGGATCGGGTCGGGCATCACGCCGAGCGCCTGGAGCGAGCCGCCAGCGATCTGGTGCGGGATGACCTCGCTCATGACCTGGGCGATCAGTTCGTTGAACCACTGGTTCGCCGTCTCCTTGTTGGCGAACATGCCCGACAGAGCACCGCCGAGACGCATCTGGCCACGGGATTGTGCCGACGCCGCTCCCAGTCGAGCGAACGCCTGGTTACCGCCCTGACCTGGCCCGGTGTTGACTGCCTGGACGCTGAATGGCTGCGGAGCGAGGCCAGGTTGGGCCGGGGGCATGACGTTGTTGGTGGTCGAGCCGGTCATGCGCGCCTTGGCCAGCGCGTAGTTCCACCAGTACTCCTTCAACCCCTCGGTCACTCCATTGGCCGACAGCCAGGCGTCGATGTTGGAGCCGGGGAACTGCTGCGCTAGCAACTCGCCGTAGTTGAAGCCCTTGCCCCTGTTGTCGCCGGGGCGCTGGTCCTGCAACCACTTCAGGATCCCCTCGGCCCACTCACTGACCGACTTCTGGTGACCACCAGCGCCGATCATGGCGAAGGCGCCACCCGTGAGGTATGCCGCCTGCTGCTGCGCCCCGGTGTTGGCCGAGAACTGGCCGAGCGTCTGGGCCAACTGGGCGACCGGAGCGCCGGGGGTCATCTGCTGCATCTCCCGCACGCCCCGGAGGAAGCCGACCGCACGAGGGTTCTGCTGGAAGGATGAAGCGCCTGGAGTGATCGCCCCGTTCGGTCCCGTAGGGATGCCCGACAGGTCGGCCATCGCTCCGTACTGACGCATGAGCGCTTGCAGCCCGATGATGTCCTCGACCCCACCCTGCACGCCACCGGGGAAGTTGGACAGGACGTTCATCAAGCTGCCCTGCTGCTGGCCGGTGGCGTACATCTGGCCACCGAGGGTGGTGCTCACACCCATACCCAGGTTTCGGGCCTGCTCGGTGGCGCTGGTGATGTAGCGCAGCGGGAACATCGCCAAGTCCTTGACGAAGTTGGAGTTCACCGCCGAGCCGAGGATGCCAGCGATGCTCATGGCCCCCGAGCGGAAGCGCCCCATCTGCTCGGTGGCCCCACCGACAGCGCTCGACGTCTGCTGAGCGTTGGTGGCGATCGTCCGCATCGTCGTGGAGATGCCCTGGGTCAACTGCGCCTGCTGCTGTGACAGCCCGGTGAGGCTCTGCACCAGTTGCGCTAGCTCGGTGTTGAGCGCACCCATCTGCCGGGTGGCCTCTTCCAACCCGGCGACCTTGATCTCCGACCCCGCCATGGCGTTGATCGTCGTGTTGCGCTGGAACAGCGAGCGGAAGAAGTTCTGTGTGCCTCCTGCGTCGGGTTCAGTGTTGGACACGGATCTGGTTCTTCTTCCACTCGATGATGGCCAGCCACCAGTTGCGCTGGCGCACGCTCAGGTTGCGGATCTCCTCCAGCCCCCAACCGGGGTAGGCCTGGGCGATCACTGCGTAGTTGATGTAGTTCGCCTGCTCGCTACGGACGAAAGAAATCGGGCCAGCCGAGGCTGACCTGCTGCTCCTCCCCGCAGCTAAGGCAGGGGAACGTGACGTCCCAGGTGAGCGTGGGCTGGCGACCGACCATCTCAGCGAGCAGTGCTTGGCGGTCGCGCATGGACAGGCTGCGAGCGAAGTTCATCGGGTCAACGACGACATCGCCCTCGATGTTCTGGATGCAGTTGGCGAGGATGAGGGTGTTCTGCTCAGCGACGGAGAGATCCCGGCTGAGCACCTCCATCTGGTCGGAGCCGACCGGCAACCGGTACGCCAGCTTGGTGCCTCGGGAGGAGGTGAACTCGTAGCTGCGCGCCGTGACGTCATCCCCCTCCTTCAGCTTGATGTCCTCGGTGATGGAGAGCTTCAGATCCTGCTTGTACTCGCACCGGGTGCAGGTGTACGGGAACAGCCGCACGTCCCCGTAGGTGGCCTTGGCCACCTCCAGGGCCAGCAGATCCCGCTCCCCGATGAGCAGGCTGCGCAGGTAGCTCTGGCGTTCTGCCATCGGCAGGTCTTCCAGCGCCAGGTCACCGATGCGCACGACACCGCGGGTGAGCACGGTGTCGAAGGTGTCCTCGATCTTCTTGCACTTGGAGAGCGCCTCTTCGTCCACGCCGGTCAACTCGCGCACCTCGGCGCGCTTGAAGACCTTGTTCTGGTACGTGAGACCGCGAGGGAGATCGACATGGGTGTCCGGTGCCGACTCGATGAGCGGCACCGGACCAACCATGGCCTCCTTGGCGGCGTGAAGCTGCGACTCCAGATCCTGGGGTTGTCCGATTGACGTGTTGAGAACGTCGGTCACGATTGATACTCCTGAGTTGTGTTACTAGGCGGCTGGGAGACCGCCAGGGATGCCGGTCGAGGAGGTGCCATCGGCATGCGTCAGGTTGACGGCCTGGGCATGACCCCAGTAGACCTCAAACCCCTCGTGGTGGACCTGCATCTGGTGGATCAGGATGTTGTTGTCCTGAGCGTTGAGACCGCTGAAGCCGACCGAGGCCGTCCAGCAGTTGCGGAACTTGAAGGCGAGGATCGCCCCGTCGTAGGAACGTGGGTTGCCCGACGCCGCCCCCGCGGTCACCGGGTGACCGAGGATGCGCACGACCATCTCGTAGCGGAACTGGGTGATCTCACCGTCCGTGAAGGCCAGCGAGCCGCTGCCCCAATCGACGGCGAACATCATCCGCGCCCTGTCCCACATCTGCTTCTTGTTGTAGAAGACGCCGCTGGAGAGCGTCAGTGGGCTGAAGTCGGTCTGGCCTGGGAGCTTGTGAGGGCTTGTGTTGAACCCTCCCTCGCGGTAGGGGAGCATGTCCGTGTTCATGGCGATGCCATCAACTGACATGAACCCCATCTGGCCGAAGACGTCACCCCCTTGGAGGCCGACAGCGTCCACGAGGAACTTGAAACTCCTCAGTGGCTCAGGGCGTGCGGTCTGTGGTTCAGCCATGGTGTGTTACCTCCTTCAGCCGAGCGGCTGAACTTCGTTGGGGAACGTGGACGTGGTGATCTGCGTGATGCGGATGACCACGAACTCCGCTGGATACTCCAGCGCCACGCCGATCTGCATGCGCACCTCACCAGAGGCGATCACGGACGGTGTGTTGATGGAGGAGTCGCAGAGGATGTAGTACGCCTCGGAAGCGGCCTGGCCTCGGAGGCCACCGCGCTCCCACATCGGGCGAAGGATGTTGTCGGCGGTGATCCGCAGCGATGACCAGAGGCGCTCGTCGTTGTTCTCGAAGATGGCGAAGTTCGTGCTACGGCGCAGGGACTCCTTCAGGTTGATGAGGACGCGGCGAGCGCTGACGTAGCGGTCAGGGCCGTAGCCCTTGCGCGTACGGGCGCCCATGACGCAGATACCGGAACCGACCACTGGTCGGATGACGTTGAGGTTGCGGCTGTTGAGGTCACCCAGTTCGGTGTCGGTGAACTTGGTCTGGACCCCCACAGCGTTGGCGACCCCAGCGATGATCCCAGCCGGTGCCCGCTGTGGCCCGACCGTCGCATCGATGCGCGCCATGATCCCGGCAACGGCCCCGCCCGGAGGGATCGTCACCACCGAGCCGACCGCAGTCGGGTGGGGAATGATGATCCACGGGACGTACGACGCCACGTAGGAGCTTGACGAATCGACCGACGTCACGCCCTGGGTGGCCAGGGCGCCGGAATAGAAGGCCGAGTCACGGCCGACGTCACGAGGCATCGCCGCATCGTTGATGCAGATGACGTCCTCGCGGTCGGGGAAGGCCGTCTGCGGCGAGATGCTCGTGCCGATCCAGGAGTCCGACATGTTGGCGCTGTCGGCCTTGGTGGCATCGCGCAGGTAGGAGGCGATGTTGACGACCATCGGCCCTTCCACCTGTCCGAGCTTCTTGGCCGAGTCCTGGAGGTCGGAGATGTCAGGCAGGTCGGGATCGACACCACCGGTCAACGGCACAGCGTTCTGGTCGGTGGTGAAGATGTAGTTGAGCGGATCGACGGTGGCCATCCGCACGAAGCGGGAGCCAGAGGTCAGGTTGTTGATCCTGGCGTCGGCCCGGTACGTCCCCGAGGTGAGGCCGTCGAGGGTGAGGTCACGGAAGGTCTCCATCACCTCGTCCTGGCCCGCTGCGTTGCGCATCAGGATCTGCAACGTGAAGGCGTTGTTCGCCGCCTGCGTGGTGAGGCGGTACGACAGCCCGTTGCCCCACAGGCCGACGCTGAGCGCCGACAGGGTGAAGGCGGTGGCAGCGGCCCCATTGGCGGTGGGCTTGCCGGTGACGGACTTGGACGACGCTGTCCCGGCGCGGTTGGTGTTGCCGGTGACCGAGCGCACGACCCAGGCGAAGCGCCCCCCGTTCTGGAAGAACGTGTAGACGGTGAAGGGGAGGTAGGACAGCACCTGGGTGTTGGTCGGGATGCTCGCTCCCGTACCTGGGTATGCCCCGGCCTTCCAGTGGCTGACCTCCAGCGAAGGGGCGCCGGGATCAGCGGCCCACGCCGTGCCTGACCAGTGGAAGGCCCACTGGCCGATGTAGACGTACTGCCCAGCGGTCCACGCCGTCTTGGGGACGGCCTTGTAGCCGAGCAGGTCGGTACCGGGCGTGGTGACGGTCGGGGTCAGGACCGGGCTGGTGCCGGTGAGGCTGGAGGTGACGGTGACCAGCGGGACGTCGCCGTAGCCGACGAAGGTCAGGGTGACCGCCGTGGGCAGCGGGCCACCACCGACCGTGATGTTGTTGCCGGGGATGGCGGTGTCGAGCGCCGTCTTGATCGCCGTGCTGGCTGCGTTGTAGGCGATCGCCCCGGTGGTGGTGCCGAGCACCGTCAGGGTGAACGTGCCGCCCGTGGCCGTGCCCGTCATGGTCAGGGTCTGGACCTCGTTGGTGCCCAACAGCTTGGCGGCGTTGGGGGCGTCCGACGCCGTGACCGTGGCCTCGGCGGCATAGATGCTGCCCGGTGCCACCGCTGCCTTGTCGGTGCTCTGCGCTGGCTGCGTGTAGTAGCTGTTCTTGGAGTTGTCATCGATGACGACGTACTGGCCCGCCGTGAAGGCGATGCCGTTGTACTTGCCGTCGCCCTGGTTGGGGTCGGCCTGGAGCGCCGCCAGGTTGGCATAGCGCTGGCCACCCAGTCGGGCGGTGACGTCGTTGGGATCGACGGGGGTCGGTGGAGTGATCAGTTCGAAGCCACCGAAGATGGTGACGAAGTCGCTCCACGACTCGACGCGGATGGGGATGTTGGCCGGTCCCTTACCGGCGACTCCCACGAAGGCAGCCACTGTGAACGTCCCGGCCACATCGGACGGGCTGATCAGCAGTGACTCCTCCAGGTAGACGCCTGGACGGCGGTAGATGGCGGGCATTGTCGCTCCTCATGTTGAACGTGGTTACGGATGAGTGCGACGACATGTGGTACGAGCCAGGCGGCATTGTCACGTTGCGGGGGGCACTTCGACCCCTTCGGTGACGATGGAGAAGTACTCCCCACCGTCAGTTCTCTCTTGGTCGGTGAAGTCGTTGAGGGGATCGGGCTGATCCCGGATGAACTGGGCGTAGTAGGTGTCGAACCGCTCTCGATCGACCACCGGGATGAGGGTGCGGAGCACCGGATAGAAGATGTCGTTCTCGGTGAAGCGGGTCTGCGGGATGTCGGTCAGCATGGCGATCGTGTAGTACTTGCGGAAGATCCGCTTGGTGCCTGACTCGGTGGTCTCGGGCACGTTGGAAGCGTTCATCCCGATCAACTCGGTGCGCCGGAAGACGTTGTCAGCGGGCGACACGATCCAGAAGGGCCGCACCGGGAACACGTCGGTCATGAAGATCGAGGTGAGGTAGCGGTCGTGCAGGTTGGAGCGAGCGAACACCGACACCTGGAACATCAGCCGGAAGGGCAGGTAGCTCTTCACCGCCCAGCGCACCTCACCGAACGGCGGCGGGGGCAGGGTGGGCGACACGGAGGGCCGGTACAGCCCTTCGGTGTTCTCCCAGTAGTCGGAGTGGAACAGGTCGAAAGCTGGCTCCACCGAGATCAGGTCGATGGTGATGAAGGGGTACTTGATCTGGCGCTCGCCCTCGGGGAAGCGGAACCAGACGCCGACCTTGGTCGGGGGCGCCGTGGGCTTGCCGGGGATGGGCACCGAGATCCCCGAGAGGTGGATCTTCAGCGCCTCCTCCTCGGCCAGGATGAAGCCGCGGTGGGTGTCGAGATCCGGCTCGGCCAGCAGCGGGTAGACGTCGTATTGGGTGCTCACCAGTTCGTCATCCCCTGGGCGAAGGACTGGTTCATGATCCCCTGAGCGGCCTCTTGGTCCGGTCCCATCGTGCGGAACAGCGGGGAGGGCGGCGTCGTCTCGTCACCGAACTCCAACTGGAAGGCCTGAGAGGCGAGCAGTTGGTCGTGGATACCGATGACCAGACGACCGTCCTGGGACCACACCTCGATGTTGTCGGCCAGCGCCGACCACTGCTCGTCCTCCCGTGCTCGCTGCTGCATGCGATCCTGGAGGAAGACCGCTGCCTTGGCCGCTGCAAGCTCGGCTTCTTCCTGTGCTCTACGGGCATAGCGTTGTATGCCCTCCTGTAGAGGGCCGAAGTCGAGAAATGCCACGGGGTCTCCCGGTGCGGTCTGGGCGATGAGGTCAGTGGCCGCTCGACCACCAACGGGAGTGACGCTACTACGCCGCCTGAGGCCGACTGAGGTTTCGCTCCAGGGCAGCTACGCGTTCGATGGTCTCTTGCAACGTTGCGACCGTGAGCGGCATGAGCCTGTACTCAGCCATCTGTTGATGGACCGGGTTGCCGTCTTCGTCTACGGCATCCTTCTCCCCGAGCACAGCGTCAGGAACGATGGCCTGGACTTCGTGGGCCATGAACTCGTCGGTGACGCCGCGGTCGGGGTCGCCGTTCCAGGTGGTCCGGTAGGTCCGCAGCGCCATGAACCGCTCGGTAGCGTCGGTGATCTTGCTGACGACGGTCTTGGCGCGGTAGTCGGAGGTGGTGGCGAAGACGGCGCCCG